CTACAAAGAAGGGTTCTGGCAATATTATAAGGCCAGCAAATCAACAGGGCAAAAGAACATCTCCAAACATTAGAAGATCAGATTTGTCTTGGTTGTCAGTAGTTGAATCTGCTCTTGAATCAGAGTATAATGTAATAGATATTTTAGAAACAAAAAATGATAAGGAAGAAAATAATGAAGATTGAATCAGACGTTGCTAGAGCGGCAAGACTTGGTGATGATGCAATTGACGCTTTTAACATGGCAGTAAACAATGGTCAAGCAAGATTAGGAATGTCAATTTTGGTTGACATCATCAACGCTTTTGCAGAAAAACTAGACGAGCTTACTGAATCTCAGGATGAAAAAGACACAGTTGCTCCACAGAAGACAGAAGAACCAAAACCAAAAAGTACGAGCACAAAAGAAGAAGTAAAGTCAAAGGACGACACCGCTTCTAAGTCATGAAACTTATAATAGGTTGCCCGATCTATCAAAGAGATTGGATTCTTCCTCATTGGTTTAGGTGTATAGAATCTCAATCTATTGATCTAAAAGACATTGGATTTATTTTTATAGCATCTAGTGAAGACAAAGAAACTCTTGCTCATCTAGAAGCTTGGCGTAGTTTTCGTCCACAAGTTAAAGTTTTTGATGTTGTTTTAGCAGATGATTTAAATCATTTTTCTCACCAAGAAGGAACTAGACACTGGACTCTTTCTAAGTATGAAAACATGGTCAATTTAAGAAATGTTCTTCTTTCAAAAGTAAGAGAATATGAACCAGAGTACTTTATGAGTTTGGATTCCGATATACTTCTGGCCAACCCAAACACTCTGGAGCTTTTAATATCACACATAAAAGAAGGAGCAGATGCAGTTAGTCCACTTATGTTTATGACTCCAACTGGAACAATGTTTCCTAGTGTTATGAAATGGGTTGACAAGCCTGGTCAAAAAGCTACTAGAGATGAAAACTTTCCTCTAGGGGATTATTTTAAAGCTGATATTATCATGGCAGCAAAAATGATGTCTAAAAATGTTTATAAAAATGTTAACTATGTACTACATGAACAGGGCGAAGATCTAGGTTGGTCTGCACAATGTGCAGAAAAAGGCTACTCTTTGTACTCTGCTTCATACATCTACGCTTCTCATGTAATGAGTAGGTCAATGTTAAACGACCTTCTTAGAGAAAAAGGAGACCCTAGGGTAGGGGTATCTATGAAAAATTTATCTAAAGCATGATATTGTTGTATAATAATGTTTAATATTAGATAAGATAATTTACTATACTGATAGCATTCAGTCATTATACTTGGAGATTTAAATGGCTTTTGAATTTGTAGAAAATTTTACTGTTCAGCTTCCGAATTTAAGTGAAGCAGAATATGATTTTTCTGAATCTTTTAATTCTAAATATGGTTTAATAATAGAAGTTGCCGCAATACACGAACGGCCTTACTGCAAATTATAATAACTATTCTGCAGTTGAGCTTGAAAAAGCTCTACAGTCTTGGGTAGAGCCCTATCCAAAGCCTATCATTTTAAACCACGATTTAAACACAGAGCCAATTGGCAGAGTGATGGCTGCAAAGATGGATAAAGAAGAGGACGGAAGTCCATTCGTTAGATTGCAAATAGCAATTACAGATCCAGTCGCAGCACAAAAGGTTTTAGACAAAAGGTATCTAACTGGTTCAGTTGGAGGCAGGGCTGGAAAAGCCCTATGTTCAATTTCAGGAGAAGACCTTGCTTCTGAAAGCGATAATGGAAGACCAAAAATTCCAAAGTATAGAAGAGGTCAGGTCTATAAGGGAAAACTTGCATACATAGATATGCAGGACATTTCCTTTAAAGAATATTCTTTTGTAAATCAACCAGCAGATGGAAAGTCTAGCGTTAGGTCAACTTCTGTTGTTTCGGACAAAGATTCAACTCCTTCAAATGAAGGCTGGGTAGCAAAAAGCTCTGCTTTTGTTCTACATATGAACGAAGAAGATATATATTCAATTGAAGAAAATGATTCTATCTTTAAAAAAATGAAGAAAAAAGAATCAAAGCCTTTATATCTTCACTTAAAAGGATCTTTTTTAACAGCTATGGCTTTGCAAGAGAGTGAAAATGAGCATAATTCAACAGTTTCATTACTATCTAATGGAGAATCTGTTAACGACACTGAACTACAGGAGAAATCTAATATGGATGTTCAAAATAAAGAGGAAGATATCTTAGCTGTGACTGAAGAGTTAAGCCAAGATCTTTCTTCAATTGCTTCCGCAAAGGACGAAGAGCCTAAAGAGGAAGATAAAAACGAAGAGCCAGCCACAGCTAAAGAGGGTGACGATGAAGAAAAGTCCCCTGAAGCTGACGATAAAGAAGCTGGCGAAGAAAAGTCTGAAGAGGATGCAGATAAGTCAGAAGAACAAGCAAAAGATGCTGTTGATTCTGAAGAGTCTGCTGATCCAGAGGAATCCCCAGCTGATGAAGAAAAAGCTGATGAGACTCAAGAGCCAGTAGAGAAAGTTGAAGACCTCAGCGATAAGGCTGAGCAGCCCGCTGAGCAAGACAACGACAATCTCAAAAAGATAAAGGCTCTTGAAGAGGAAAATGCAAAACTCAAGGCAGCACTTCATAGAATTCTTGTAGAAAGAGTAGTTGATGCAAAGATAAACGCCGGAGTTGAGTCTGATGAAACTAGAGAAGATTTGATTGAGTCACACATGACAAGAACAGCTTCTTCTTTAGCAGATTCTCTCAGGGATCTAGCAAAAATGCCAGTTCGCAAGAATCGTTCCTCTGAAATTCCAGAGTTTAATAATGAATCAACAGTTTCTTCAGATGAAGAAAAAGTAACAACTGTTGATGCAGATAATAAAACTGAAAAGTCAGAAGAAGAAGTGTCAGTTGAGCAAGTATTCGTAGACGCTCTTATGGGTCGTCGTAAGCTTTAATAATTAAGGAGATAACTAGAAATGAGCTTAGCAAAATTTCGTAAAGTAGGCACAAAGACTGGTGCTGGTCGTTTTGTGGTCTCAGAGGGCATTGCTCCAGCAGCATACCTTCTTCCACATCCTGGCCTTCCAACCTGGTACTATGATTCAGAAGATGATCGTTTTGAAATCGTTATTACCAAGGGTACCATTCTTTCAGTAGTAGCAGATTCAAATGGTGATTCAAGAATTGTTCCTGCAAACGGAACATCATCTTCTGTAACATGGGGTGACTCAATGCCATCTTCATGGGATCCACTAGATGGCGCAACACCATCCTATAGCTCTGGCGCAACAGACACAGTTGCAGTCGGTGCTAGATCAATTCCAATCGGCGTAGCACAGTATGACCTTTATCGTCCGTTTGATAAGGGCACATCACAGGGTGCAGGTTTCATCACCCATGGCTATGTTGAATACCCAATGGTAACAGGCGTCAACGCAGATGTAACAGTCGGTAGCGTTGTTCGCTCGGACCACATGGGTCGCCCAGTGTTGGCAGCTGCAGCTGATTTCTATAACAGCAGTGCAGTCTATTCTTACCTCCAGGTTGGTAAGGTAGTCGAAGTAGAAAAGTTTGCAACCAACTTTGATGATGGTCTACTTTCCTACATGCAGCTTCCTTCAGATCCAGGTGCGCTTAAGACAGTATTTGAGATTACTCGCTCAGGTGCTTACTCAGGCAAGCTTGGTATCCGTAGCAACCTGGATGTACACAATGTCATTGGCGCATTCCGCGTCAACCTAACCTTATAATAACAGGAGGAAAATCCTAAGATGAGTAAATCAATCCAAGAGCTCCTCTCTGGCCTCCCAGCTTGGGAAGCAGCATTATCTGAGGACGGGTATATCGACCAGGACAACAGAGTCACCGTAAGGGAAGCTTTTGCATCACCAGATGCAGCAATTCTTTTCCCCAAGGTAATCTCTCGTACTCTAAAGGAAGCAGCAGAGCCCCAGCTTTTGGTAACTCCTCTGCTTTCAACAGTACGCCTTGGAAAGGGTCGTTCACTCGAGTTCCCAGCAGTTAATGCTATTCAAGCAGCTGAGATTCCAGAAGGACAAGAGTATCCAGAGCAGGCACTCGCCTTTGCAAAGCAAATTGAGGGCAAGGTCTCAAAGAAGGGTGTAAAGCTAGCTTTCACTGAGGAAGTCATTGCAGACTCACTTTGGGATATCGTTGGCCTCCATGTACGCGCTGCAGGCCGTGCCATGGCACGTCTAAAAGAGCAAATTGCACTAAGCCGTTTCAAGGACGCTGCAACAATCGTCTTTGACAACGACAGCGGTTCATATGATGACACAACAGGTAAGGGCTTTACTGGCGCAGCCAATGGCACAATTACCTGGGATGACATCGTAGACATGGCTGCTGTTCTCATGGCTGAAAAGCATGTTCCAACAGACTTTATCTTGCATCCGCTAATGTGGTCAATCTTCCTTAAGGACAGCATTTTCCACGCAGGCGGTGCTGCTTCAGCTGTACAAAGCAGCTGGGGCTATCGTCCACAGTCACCTGAGGGGGCACTGAATACAACCGCCCCTATGGGTCTGAACGTATTAGTTTCACCATTCGTAAGCTTTACCGCTAAGAGTGGTTCAACTGCTGCCAAGTCAGACCTATTCTTGATTGACCGCAACGAAGTGGGAACACTTCTTGTTAAGGATGACATGAGCACAGATCAGTTTGATGACCCAAGCCGTGATATCCGTTCACTCAAGATGAAGGAGCGCTATGACATCGTAATGCTTGGTGACGGCGAAGGCATCACCGTAGCTAAGAATGTCAGCCTTGCTCGTAACTACGAGGTTCAGCTCACTAACGAGGTGTGATAGCCTTAGGGTAATTATAGTTACGGTCACAAATTAGTGACAGCCCGAAAGGGCGGGGGGTAGGTGTTAAGTCACCTGCCCCCCGTCTCTTTTATGGACAATACGTTACTATTAGACCATAATCAATCAAGGAGATCTCGTGGCACTATATTTAATAGAAAGCGCTACAGTAGACACTGAAGCAGTTGTAATTAAATTTGGTAGAACTGTAAAAATAAGCTCAATCATCAATGCTAACTTTACTGTTGAGACCACTGATGCAACTCCCACTGTTGTTACAAGCCCTTTTCTTCCAATCAATACAATAACTGATTATAATCAAATATCTAGAACTCTTAGATTATTTTGGGACGTTCAATTAATTTCAGGTAAGGAATATGTTGTCAAAGCAAAAAACTTACTTGATGCTATTAATGAAGTAATACCAGAAGAAAAAATTAAGTTTACCAAACTAGATGACGCAACCCCTTCTACCATAACATCTATTCAAGAGCCAGTCTATGAAGAGATTTTAATAGAAGATAAATCAATTAGAACAGATGCATTCACCACTCTTCAAATAATAGCTAAGAATCCAAATTTTTATGTTGTTTCAGTTGATCCAACTAATGGAGATTTTTACCTAGATAACGACTATTTAAATGGAAGAGTAAAAATAGAATTTAATGCTAGACCAGCTTCTAACTTCTTAAATACAAAATATTTTAAAGCACAAAGAAAAAAGATACAAAGAACTCCGTCAAGATGGGAAAATGTAGACGTAGAGGTTTCAATGCATTCGTGGAAGCCAGAAGTTTATATTGATTTTCCTTCAGACGACGCAACTCCATCCTATAACACAGTTGATAAGCAATACTATGAGTCTGGCTACAAGTATAGAATTATATTATCTAAGGACATAGGAATATAATGTCAAATTTTGTTTATTCAAAGTTTAAAAATTCATTATTATCTGGACAAATAAATCTCATATCTAATACAGTAAAAGTAAAATTACTTAATAATAGTTATGTTCAAAATCAAACCTCTCATGAATTTGTTTCAGACATACCATCCAACTGCATAGAAGCATCATCTAACGCATTAACAAATAAAATTATTTTAAATAATTCTTTTACAGCAGATGATATTGTTATTGAAAACTATAATGGAAATGGTTTTAAATCTTTAGTTTTATATATTGATACAGGGTCAAGCTCAACTTCTAAACTTATAGCTTATGTTGATAATGCAACAGGTTTACCTTTTGTTAATAGTTTAAATACGACTGTAGATATTACTATAGTATGGAGCGATGAGCTGACTGGAATACTCTCTATATAGGTGAAATATGGCTATACAATATCCTAATGCATTAGATGTATTAATTAATCCAACTTCAACTGATTTACTAAACTCTGGAGCAGTACCACATCATTTACAGCATGCAAACTTAAATGATGCAGTAGAGGCTCTACAAACAGTTTTAGGAATAAATCCAGCTGGATCTCATTTAACTGTTAAGGACAGAATAATAAATGTTGAAACCTTAATTAGTGCACAAGCAGTACTAAATGGTTTAACTGATGTTACTATTTCATC